AAAAAACATTTGAACGCGAGTGTATCAAAGTTGGAATCGCTAGTGGAAAAGACTGGCGTCATGTTATCAAAAGAAGTAGAGGATTTAAAGGATACGACTTACGTATTCAGAGAACCTATCACGATACGATTTATAACTGCTGGAAGTTTGAACAGGAACTACACGAAAAGTATAAGCATGATAGTTACCAACCCAAACAAAAATTTGGTGGTCATACTGAGTGCTTCGAAATTTCTTCCCGAATTTTACGGGACTTTCCAAAAAATAAATCTTGACAGATGCTTATTTCTTTGATATAATATACATATAAAAATGAAAGAGAGACAGATTTTATGCAAGAAATAATTATACCGACACATTGTCCAGCTTGTAATACAGTATTGGAAATTGTGAACGACCAATTGTTTTGTCGCAATAATAATTGTCTCGCACAAAGTTCGAAAAAGGTTGAGCATTTTGCCAAGACTTTGAAAATCAAAGGACTTGGAAAAGCAACAATCGAGAGGCTTGATATTCAAGACTACCATGAACTTTATTCATTTGATGAAAGTGAACTCATAGAACTATTGGACTCGGAAAAGCTGGGGACTAAGTTGTTTGCTGAAATAGAAAATTCTAAATCAGCAGACTTAACTACACTCCTTCCAGCTTTTTCGATACCGCTGATAGGTCGAAGCGCATCTAATAAATTGACTAAGAAAGTCTCGAATATATCAGAGATAACCTACACAAAGTGTATAGATTGTGGTCTTGGGCCTAAAGCGGCGTCGAATCTAATAGATTGGTTAGTAAATGAATTTCATGCTAACGAATACTATGATTTACCTTTCAGTTTTTCTTGTGAGATACCAGTAGTCGACTACATTATTCGTAAGAAGGGTGTAGTTTGTATAACAGGTAAACTTAAGAGCTACCCAACCAAAGCGGCGGCAGAGAAAGTTTTACAAAAGTATGGATATGAGACAAAGGCATCACTCACAAAAAATGTCACCATTCTAGTCAACGAAAGTGGAATAGAATCGGCAAAGACAAACAAAGCCCAAGAGATGGGCATTAAAATTTATAATAACATAAAGCAATTAATAGAGGAAAATTAATATGGCATTACCAAAATGGACAGATGAAAGAACACAGCAACTAGTGGACTTTATCGGTGACCAAAGCCCTGTATCACAGGCAGTAGTTGCTGAAGCTGCTGACGAACTTGAAACTTCAACAAGGTCAGTATCTTCTAAATTAAGAAAAATGGGATTTGATGTGGAACTTGCTTCTGCTTCAGCATCCAAGTCTTTCAGCGATGAACAAGAGGCAACTCTTGCTAACTTCGTACAAGACAACAGCGGTAACTACACATATGCAGAAATCGCATCAAACTTTGAAGGCGGACACTTTAGTGCAAAGTCAATTCAAGGTAAAATCCTTTCTATGGAATTAACAGAGCATGTTAAACCAGCTCCTAAAGTAGAAAGTGTTAGAACTTACACTCCTGAAGAAGAAGGAACGTTTGTTGAAATGGTTAACGGTGGTAGCTTCGTAGAAGAAATCGCAGACGCATTAGGCAAATCAGTAAATTCAATCAGAGGTAAAGCTCTTTCACTACTTAGAAGTGGCGACATCAATGCGATTCCTAAGCAGAAAGAAACTAAAGGTTCATCTAAAGCAGACGTTTTAGCAGACCTTGACATCTCAGGTATGACTGTACAAGAGATTGCCGATGAAATCGGTAAAACAGTAAGAGGCGTGAAAACTATGTTAACAAGACGTGGTCTTCAGTGTGCTGATTACAATGGTGCAGCTAGAAAAGAGATAGGCTAACTAGCAATATTAGCAGGGGTGGGCAATCCACCCCTTTTTTTGAGAGAGATTAATGAATATTGCGAGTGCTTTACTAAAACAACTTATAGTTCAACAAGACTTAGATACTTGGGCTCAGGTAAAAGATATATATTTGCCAAATGAGTACCGAGGGATTTTTGGCGTCTTGGAAAAGCACGTAGACAATTATCAATCTCTCCCAACATTAGAAGAACTCAAAGCAGGTGTAAGAGATAAGAAAATTCTTGACAAAGTCGCTGCCATTGAATCAGTAGAAGTAGAAGTCGATGCAGACATGCTTCTTGATTACCTCAAGAATGAATTTACACAAGTAGAAATACTAGATGAGTTAGACAAGTATGTCGATAAAACAATTACAATGGCAAGTGCGGAAGAAAATATAGAACAACTACAAGAAATAGTTCTAAACGTAAGTGATAAGGTTGATGTGACACCACCTTCAGAAAGTATGCAAACAATTACACTTTTTGAAGATGATGAAGCACGAGCAAAGTATTTACCTTTAGGACTTAATACAGAATATGACTCAAGTGTCAAATTCTCACCCAAAGATTTGGTGTTAGTTGGTGGTAGACGAGGTTCAGGTAAGTCTTTAACTTCCTGTAATCTTGCAGTTAATGTTTATGAGGGTGGCAGAAGTGCCATCTACTTTACAATCGAAATGGATAGCCGTTCCATTCTACAAAGAATGTGTTCCATAGCAACAAGAGTTCCTTTTACAAATATTCGTGACAAAGTTATGAATAAAGAAGAATGGAATCTAGTTGCAGGTTGGTGGGCTGGTCGTTTTGAAGGTGGACATGACCTTCTGAAAGAATATGAATTAAATCGAGATTTTGATGAATTTCATAGAAAACTAGTAAAGAATGAACTTAACAAAGAAAGACAGTTGGACGTTATTTACGATCCAGCCCTCACTCTCTCAAAAATTCAAAGCGAACTCGATAAGAGGGTTAGTCGACAAGACATTGGTATTGTAATCGTAGACTATCTAAACCAAGTTCGCCGCCACAATGCACCAGGACGTAATGGACAGTATGACTGGACAGAACAGATAGAAATAAGCAAAAAGCTAAAGACTTATGCCCAAGAGTATGAGACTTTAGTTTTTGCGCCCTATCAAACAGATGCGTCTGGTGAGGCTCGTTTTGCCAAGGGTATACTTGACGCAGCGGATGCGGCATACTCCCTAGAGACTTGGACACCTGAAGATAAGTGTATGACGTTTAATTGTACAAAAATGAGAAATAATGAAGTCAAAGGATTTTCCAGCGAAGTAGACTGGAAGTCACTAAAAATCGGCCCAGGCACTGCTTTGACTCCAACAGAAAAAGAAAACATGAGAGAACAAATGGGACTGGGCAGTCAAGAAGAGGAAGCACAAGAAATATGAGATTATTAGAAATGAATTACGGAGATGTTAGAGTATTTAGTGAAAGACCTTTTGGATATAAGAGGTATATAGTAGAGTGGGATAAGGGTAACACCTCAGTATACTCTGGACTATGGTACTCTAAAAGACGAGTATTAGACCTCGTAGAAGATAAAATAGATAGTGAGGACACAAAATGTTAATGTACACAGAAAAGCAGCTAGAAGAAGCATATTCAATTTTTGTATATGGTCTAGTGCAAATTAGAAACGACCAAAACGTATTAATAGATATTCCTACCTTAGAAGATTTTAGAAATATATTTGAGCAAGGTTGGAACGAAATGTTAGATGATGAGTGGTATTTAGATGGAGAACAGAATGGAACTTATCACTGATGTATCTAAGTTAAGACAACCTTCACATGAGTGGAGTGGAACAGCAAAAGAACTAAAAGAAATATATGATAGTTTATATGCTATTCAAGAAAAACATAAAGGAGTAGGTATATCTGCTATACAAGTGGGACTACCATATAGAATATTTTTAGCAGGCCCAGTACCTAAAGTAGAACTATTCTTAAACCCTAAAGTAACACACAGACACCCATATATGACAGCAGACTGGGAGGGGTGTTTAAGTTGTCCTGATGCTATGGTTAAAATTAAAAGAAGCAAGACCATAACACTAGAGTATACAACAATAAGAGATGAAAAGTATGTCAAAATAAAAAGAAAATTCAAAGATTTTGATGCCAGAGTAGTCCAACATGAACTAGACCATTTAAATGGATTTTTAATATTAGATAGAGGAAAAGTATATAGACCATGACGATGTTTGTAGGTGGCATGATATTTATGCTACTATTAGAAGCAACCTTAGTAACTTTATTTTTATGGTTTGCAGGTTGGTTCGA